TATTTTCTCGAACCTGGCCTCGGATCTCAGGAAGGCCTTTGGAGATCTCAGGGATCTGAATGAACCCTAAACAGGAGTTTAAGTCCGGAGAAGCCACGGCCGAAAAGCCTGTGGTCCCTAAGTATTTTATCGAGGGGCTGGCCATGATCGACATCAGGTTAAAGGTCCTGTGGCACCGAGAGGTGAAGAAGTTTTTGATCGTAAGCGAAGCTCCCGATCAGATGTTTAAATCTGGATATGTCGTTGAGATGATCGTCGAAGATGAGTTTAAGAAGTATGCTCCATGTGACCAATCGGTCCTGGAGAAACTTTCTATGATCAGGTGGGACAGAGACAAGCACTACAAACTGAAGACCTTCCTCGCTGATATGGATGAAGAGGAATTTCAGAAAGCAATAAAAGCAGAGGTCGTAAGAAGAGCCATGTTTAGGGATTTTATGAAAAAGGTCAACAAATTTCTTCGGACAAAGACTTTTGTACTAAACGGAGGTAAATCAAAATGAGCCTATACAATGCTCAAGAACTAAGGAGATATGGGGGAAAGAAGATCCTTATTTTCAGTGGCACAATTACTGCCAGTGGAAACAATCGGGCCAACACGTCGTATCCCATCATAAACGTGAAGCAGTTTAAGGAGTGCACATTCTTCCTTCGGTGCTCAGCGCTGGTGGGAACCCCCGGAACTTTCGTCGTCCTTGTGGAAACTAAGCATCCGGCCGGAGCATTCTACGAAACTCTCGCCACCTTTGCCACGCTTACCGGCACCGGTCAGAGTAAGCAGGATGTCGCAGCAAACCTGGGTGAGAATATCTCCCTGGCTTGGACGCTGACAACTTTCACTTCGGCGACTTTTACAGTCTACGGAATTTTCAAAATCATGTAAGAAAGGGGTGGCGCCCCGCCCTGATTTTGCAAGGAGGATATTTTCATGTTTATAAGACATGTAGGACAATCACACAAATCGTTGTTTGTCACAGATTCATATCTGCAGGTCCACAATAACTATGACAATTATGATGATCAGACAGGCATTAATGCGCCTCTTGCCTACGAGAGTTTCGCAGACGCATTGACCAAAGCAGGCTCGAACGACACCGTCATAGTCTTGGACAAAGCAGTCGCCATCACCGAAGACGAAACCATCCCGGCGACAGTTCATCTCATCGTCAGGCCTGGAGGATCCTTTGCGATCTCAGCAGGAAAGACTCTGACCGTCAGTGGAACGATCGACAGTTGTGGTCAGAGTGGATCCACCATCTTCACAGGAGCTGGAACCGCAGTCTACACAACCGTACAGAGTCTCGTCGGACCATTCGAGCTCGAAATGGATATGGGTGAAAACACCAAGCTCATTGAGCTCTGGGGAAATGCCACAAGCCTGATTGCCGGATCCCGGCAGGGCGCCATCAATATCGGAGTCAGCAGATCCTCTTCATACATCATGACAAGTTCGGACGGAAACCCCGATACTGGCCTCAAGGTCACTGTCACCAACAGGTCCGCAAGTTTGGCTTATGCCAGAACCAGAGCCTTGGATATCACGGCAGATCTCAGGGACGCAGGAGCGGGTGGAGTGTACGTCGAAGGCATGCAGATGACAGCCAAGACCCGGTCAGGCACGTTTGTTACCGATGTATGTGTCTCACGATTCATCATCGATCACGGCGCCACAGGAACCGGGAGCATTGTAGGCGTTCAGATCCAGGACAATTCTCAGTCGGGAACAGGAACCAGATACGGACTCCTGATCAACAGCACAAATTACAATATCACCAGAGAAAACGGAATCTTCATCGACTCGCTCAATGGATCCTGGGTAAACGCAATGTCTTTCAACGGCACAATCACATATGCTTTCGCATTCGAAAACAACGACGGCACGAACGGCTGCACGATCGGAACCTATTCATCCGGGAAGAGTGCAAATCCTTCCGGAGATATTAAAGTTGATGTTGCTGCCGGGTCCACAAAGTACATCTACCTCTACGAGAACAAGCCGACATACGCTTAGAGCGTTTGGATTTATGGCAAGAGCCCAGTCTGGCAATGCCAGTCGGGTAATTTATATTGCTGGAGGAACTATGAAGTTCAATATTCAACAAAGGATGTCCATGGGATTCTTGTTCCCTCAGATGTCAGACCTTCATACTCTCGATACTTGTGATGACATAAAGAAAAAGATGTTGCTCTCCCCTGCAGAAAAGAAAAAGGTCCATTTCGAAGTCCAGGCCGATGGAGGACTTTGGTTTGACGACAAAAAGGAAGGACCCCCAAAGGACATCCCCCTCTCAGATGCCGAGATTTATCTGCTGCAGGATCTTCTAAGAGAAAAGATCACCGCAAAGCAGGTCCCGGCAGAAGCCCGAACGGTCTGTCATAAAATCCAAGAGCTCGTGCCGAAGGAGAAAAGACCGAAACAAAAGCCGAAAAAACCGGCTTAGGAGCCTTGGGGGGATCAGCCATGGTCCCCCCTCATGCTCCAGGAGGACTAAATGGACACAAGAGAAGAAATAAGAGATGAAATAAGAATCCTGGCAGACGAGCTCACCGAAGCTCCCCTGGGACTCATGACGGACGTTGAGCTCAACAGGATGATAAACCGTGGTCAAAGAAAACTCATGATGGCGCTCATAGACACCATTCCCTGGTATTTCCGGAAAGAGGTGGACATCTCCCTCGTCAGCGCACAGAGGGAATACAATCTCAACTCAGATCTCGGGATCAATGGGAACGTCCTCATCACCACAGCCAACCAGAAGCTCGATTTCGATGAAGGTGGTGGAGCTCTGGTGGCCACGATCGTGGCTACCACATACACGCCAACGGCTCTCTGTGCACAGATGAAAACACAGCTTGAGGCTGCCGGCGCTCTCACTTATACAATCACTTACAGTGGAAAGATATTCCGGATCTCATCCTCTGCAGGCACGCTGAATCTCAATGCTGCCACAGGACCTAATATTGCCAATGGAATTTGGTCGACGATCGGATTTGCTGCCACGGATCTTTCAGGATTCATTAATTACGCCGGCGACAAGGCAGTCGATTTTCAGAATTTCCTTATGTTCGAATCCATCCTGCAGCAGAACGCCGGCAGCAAGCCGGTTCCGCTTGTCTACCTCAATCCCACAGACAACTTCCTTCATGAAACCGTGGGCCAAACTGCAGCTCCCTCGGCAGTGAAATACTGGGGATGGAAGGACGATAACGAGATCTATGTTGTTCCCACTCCAAACGCAAGCGCAGCAAACCAGCTCCTGGGATATTACTTCAGAAAGACTGCAGATCTCACACAAGACTCGGATTCGCCGGCTCTACCATGGGCAGCTCAGGATCTCCTCGTTTACTGGGTGCTGAAACAATGGTTCCTCCGTGACGGAGATAAGGGATCCCAGACTGTAAGCACCATGTACACAGAAGAACTGCAGAGTGTCGGCATGAGCATGAGCAATCCGCAGGGACCAACACCCGGGAAGAGGCCATCGGTTAGAACTATCCAACAGGCATAGGTAGAGAGGCAGACTCGATGGCCTTTGAGAAAAATAAACTACCTGTCTGGAATCTTGGAGGTAGTTTGAATGAGAGGGATCCACCTTCGGAGGTCCCAGCTCCGGATGTAATCTCTGTCAATAACTGGAAGCCGGACAAGGACGGCAAGTCCAAAATAAAAAGACCCGGGTATGAATTAATAAACGCCGGGTTCACATCCTTCAATGAACCTATCCGGGGGATCTTCCATTATATCGATCCAGATAGCGCAGAGAGAATCGTTATTGTCACAACTGATTCTGTTGTCATGCGTGAAGATATCTACACCTGGACCAGGAAATGGCAAGATACAGACTCTTTCTACAATATAGATCCCAGAGCTCCCTTCGTCTACCAGAACAAGCTCTGCTTCCTCGATCAGTCAGCAGGGGCAGACATCAAAATCATGGAGTCGGCAGACGGAGAAACATGGTCGACGTTAGATACATATACTCCTACTATTACCCCCAATGTCTCCCAAGGCCAATGCGCTTCAGTGTTTGCAGACGAGATTTTCTTCGGTCTTTCCAGCGCATTTGCCACCGATGAGCTTGTCTGCCGGTATGACGGATCCTTTAACGAGGAGCTCCCTGCTGCTGTTGGAGGACAGTACACAATCGGCATGCACAATTGGGATGGGAAACTCTGGATCCTCGTTTACAGAACGGCTGGATATACAGTCTATTCTTACGATGGAGCTTCCTACAGTCTCATCTCAAATTACGATGGAGCTGCAGAGCTTCCTTCCGGATCAGCCCAACTCTTCAATTCTGATATCCGGAATAGAATTGCAAAGTTATTTACGTGGAACAATGTCCTTCATCTTGCTGTTTCAACTAAAGACGGTGGGGGAAAATGGACCTGGGAAATACACGCTTTTAATGTGACTCTCTATGATAGATTTAACAAGATCTATGACAGCTCCGGAGTGGATGATTATTGTTTCTGTTCTTATTTTTACAGTAATTCAAAAGCCTGGGTTATTGTACAAAAGTTCGAGTATGTTACTGATGCAGATCCTGATGGGAACGACAATAAAATCTATTCATCTCCGGATCTAAACACTTGGACAGAGGAAAATGGATCCCTGGCCATGGGCATGGTTATGGGTGAGGCAGTCTTTGAGGGCAAGGTTTCCATAGGCTCTTTTAAGGACTGGGCAGGAGCAAGGACTTATCAGATTTGGACCTGGGATTCAATAAGTAGTGCGTTCGTTTCCGAGATAAATATTGCCACAAACGCTGCTGCTGCCAACCATGGCCATGGAGATATTATCGAATTCCAAGGAAATCTCTATGCTGGGAAATATAGAGAGATCCATAAGAGAACCCTTTCAACAAATACATACACTGAAATTTATTCGACGAGTGAGGAGATTCCGGGTCCTGTTCCTGCAGGAACGGTAGAGGACGGCCGGTTGACGATCGCACTCGATCAAATGGTGACAATCGAAGGGAACACGGTGTACAGCCTCGGTCTCCAACCTCCAGTCTCGGCACCCACACTGGCTTTAAGTGGGGATATAGTTATCGATGCCACAAATAATAAGCTCGATTTTGAGGAGACTGACGGAGTCGAGATCACCGCGACACTTACAAATGCCACTTATTCGACAGCATCTATTTGTGCTGAGATCAAGGCACAGATGGAGGCAGCCGGAGCGTCCACCTATACGGTGACTTTTGAGTCCGGGAATGTTTTTAAGATCGCATCTGACGGTGCCGGTGGTGGCAATATCTTGAATCTTCTTTGTTTCACCGGCTCCAACGCTGCAGCATCAGTACTCCAATATATTGGATTCGGATCCATAGACCTTAAAGGAGCCTATCTTCCGGAACTTGACTACACGGCTGCACAGGAATGGGCACTGACCGGAGACAGCTCGGTCGGTGGATTTAAGTATGTAGTGACTTTCCAAAGATCCGGGAACTATCCTGTCGAAAGCAATCCATCTCCAGAATCTGCATTTATCTATCCGGACGCAGAGAAGATTCTGCTTACAAACATCCCGGTGTCTCCGGATCCTAAGTGCAATGCCCGGAGACTCTACCGGACGACTGCAGGTGGGGAGATTTTCTTTTGGTTCGCCGACATCTCTGATAATACGACAACGACTTTAACGGACAGGGCAAGCGACAATATTGTTCTCGGTGGATCCGAAGTCAGTTATGATCGGGGAGTCCCACCCATTGGTCCGTTTATGGAAGTCTGGGATAATCGTCTCTGGATCGCCGGCGTCGAAGGGTATGAGAATTTCCTCTACTTCACCAACACCGGGACCTCAGAAGAAATGGCCGACGCAAATTTTATCCAGGTCAAAGCCAGAGAGAGTGACAGATTAAGGCAAATAAAAGCATTCGGTGACAGGCTGATCATACTCAAGACCGACTCCGGATTCAGACTTTCAAAGGTAGGGTCCTCACTTTACGAGCTCGAGCAGCTCCCACAGAACATCGGGACCAACTCCTCATGGTCCGTTGTCGTGTGTGATAAATTTTTAATTTGGAAGTCTCCCTTTGGAATCGAAGTCTTTAACGGAAACTCCTGCTTCCGGCCGATATCTTCAGATCTCGTTGAAAGGACGCTGGCCACATTGAATCCCGAAGCCCAGCACAAGAATGTCGGTGGCCATAATTTTGATGATGGGGAGTACTGGCTGGGACTCTGCACCGGATCCAACACAGAGCCGGACACGATGCTCGTCTACAACTACATAAAGAGATGGTTTACGATCTATACCTTTCCGGAGAAACTTACATACCTCATGAGCACAACGACGAGGATCGAGGGGCTTATGTTTTTGACCGGCACAGAGGACGGAAACGTCTACATCCAGGGACGCGGATTTGATGATAATGGCACAGCCATAAACTCTCACTTCCAGACCGGACATTTTAATGTAACCTCGGAGAGAGAGTTGAACAACGTGCTCCGTAGAATGTGGCTTAAATACCAGCTCCCGGACCAAAAGACCTTGACGATGGAGATCTATGCGGATCAGCAAAAGACAAAAGTCGCAACGGCCTCGTTCGTTGGGACCACTCCAACTGACAATGTCGAGCTCCGGAATGATATTCTGGCAAGACAGAACCTGAGGATCCCCGGAACATATGTGAGTTTTAAATTTATAAACAACGAAAAAACTGGAGGTGAGTGCAAGGTAGTTGGATATGACCTTTTCTTCAATAAGAATCTAAAAATGAATTATGGTGTCAAGGCAGATTAATGGGCAGAAAAGAAGACGACGACAAATATCAGGAGTTCCTTCAGGAACCTGACAAGGAAAAGGATTTTCGGGATAAGGTCCTGAGACCTGGAGTCGTCCATGATATCCACCTACACGGCGACACAGAGCCGGATCCAATAGATCTCAGTGGTTACTACACGAAGGCTGAGGTCGATGCCCTCCTTGCAGCGCTGACGGCGCCACTCCCGACTTGCCTCACCACGTTGGCCAGGCATAATTTTCTCATGTATGATGAAGTCGAGGAGTGCTGGAAGAACCAACTGATGGATCTGGACTTTGAGGATTCCATAGATTACACGTGCACCACAATGTTTGAGGCCCTCGTTGCTCTTATCCGGATTGAAGATTCCTATGCAGGAAACACAATAACTGTCGAGGATTCAATATAGGAGATAACCATGGGACAGATTTTAGTCGTAAGATGTACCGATGCTCAGAGGGTGACCTATGCTGGGATAGAGGAAGGCCGGTTTTTCTATTGTACAGACACAGAAATAATGTGGATGGGAACTGGATCCGGAGATGTCCAAGTCGGTGGAGGCAGTTCCTACTCGTTTTGGGATCCCGATGCACTCCCTGATACTCCATCTTCCCAGGATGATCATTTTGATAATGCTGCATTGGCTGCAAAATGGACAGAATGGGACTTGGGTGCTGCTGCCTTGACTGTTTCTGAACCGGCTGGCCATCACGTGATTCTTACCCATACGACTGAAGGGGCAGCCCGGTACAGGGGGATTTATCAGGTTCTTCCTGCAGGAGATTTTACGATCGCAGCCAAATGCCAGCTTATCGCAAGCAGCCTCGGCGACTCCACCGCATGCCTGGCTCTATTCGAAGATGCCACAGACATAAATGCAGATATACTTGTGCTCATAAATTTCCAAAGGGCGTCCGGCAATAAGTATAGAGATATCCATGCTCAGAGAAATTCTGACTATCAGACTTTCTCTGCCAATTATGCCGGAGGGACCATGTATCCCAATACAACGGTCTATTTCAGGATCCGGAGAAATGGGACAACTCTTTATTATGACTACAGCTCTGATGGCGTCAGTTGGCAGAGGATCTACACCCACACCCAGCCGTTTGCGCCGGCTCAAATGGGCATCGTGACGTCCAATAACAATACCGGAATCACAATCTATGGTTACTTTGATCTCTTCCGGTATATCGCAAGCGATCAAATAGGGCCACTGGGGAAATCCAGGACTGTAAAGGTAGAATAAATGCTCAAAGATTTTCACTTCTATACTCAGCAGGAAATCGATGCCTTTTTAAACCCAAGATGGGATGATTTAAGAGTCCCTTTGAACTCTATTAAAACAGGTGGAGTGAAAGATCCAACCTTCACCAAATGGAAAGATGATGGGGCAGGCTCTAGAGGCATTTATGATTGGCATTTTGCTTACCAGGTCGTCGCTGGAAACGAAGAGGAGGTATTCTTCGATACCCAATTACCACATAGCTATAAAGAGGGAGCCGATCTTAATTTTCATGTTCATTGGACACCGCTTGTAAGTGGCGCTGCTGGTGAGTTTGTCAAGTTTGGATTAGAATATACCTGGGTTAATATAAACGAAAACTTCCCTGCAAATACAACTATTATCTATTCAGATGCCTCGAGCGCTGCAGCCGCGTCAACATCGGGGGATGGGACTTTAATACACGGGAAACAGTATAAAACTCTATTCCCGGCAATCACTGGCACAGGAATGAGAATATCCAGTGTCTTATCATGTAGGTTTTTTAGGAATTCATCACACGCGAATGATACTTTAGCTCAAGATGTGATTATCTTTGATGTAGATTTTCATTTTGAGATAGATTCTCTAGGATCAAAAACAATTCTGATTAAATAACGGAGGATACAATGCCAATGCCAAACTTAAACATACCTGACTTAACGTCATTTTTAGGTGGGGTAGGAAGATCTGAGTCCCCATTTGGAGATCTCCGGCAATTCCAATTGTCGGATTTATTCAAAGGGGAAGGCGCTGGAGGCCTCGGTGCAGCCGGTGGCGCTGAAGCCGGTACTCAGGGCATTCCCTGGGCCATCATAATACCTATCGCCATGTCTCTAATAGGAGAAATCGCCGGGAAGAAAGATGATCCCCTCTCAGATGCCCTGGACCTGCAGAAACAGATGTCCATGTTCGGAATGAAGCCTCCATACCAAAGCCCATACACCGGTTCTGCCGACAAGACTGTCTTCCAGATGCTGCTCAACCAGATGAAACGATCGGCAAACTTTGGCTGGCCTGAAGGGATGGGGATAGACACGAGCTTTATTACAGACGCTCTTGAACAGAATTTCCCCGGTAGGACACCCGAAGGAATCAGGAGAATCAGGAGATAATAGGAGGATTCAATGGCAGAAGAAATTCTTCCCAAGGAAAAGGTTTACTGCTGTAAAAAATGGGTAAGTGGTGTCCTTCAAAAGTGGTATTCAGCTACTCCGTGTGTTAGAGGATCCGGCGCTGTAAGATGTGACGCTCCAGATCCTCCCGAACCTCCGGGTCCCATTATAGATGGGGACGATGATGATGGTGGGATCAGAGATCCGGCTTGCCTTCAATCTTGTAGGGATGCGCGCCGGCAGGCAATGAGGGATCTCCGTGGTATTCGAGGTGCTGAACTGTCAAGAGCGCGAGAAAGAATCGAGCAGGAATACCGGTTATGCCGAAAAGATTGCAGTACCGATAATGGCGGTGATGATGACGACGATGACGATGACGGCACTCAAAAACCTTGTGTTGGAGGGTTCCTGCTGCCGAAAAGACCTGGAGTTAGATGCCGGCAAGGATATACAGACAGGATAATTGGCGATGATCATTGGTGCTGCCCTAAGGACAAAGTTATAGATGGCGTGGGTCCCTGTCCAGGAAAGGGTCACGAGCTGCCGTTTGGTTCCAGCCAATGCGAAGAGGGGTTTTCCATAAAGAAAGATGACAAGGGAAATTTCTGGTGCTGCAGCGACGAAGACGTTATCCCGGGTGGAAACCCTTGTTCCGGAGGTGGAGGATATGAGCTCCTGGTGGATGTAGGCTTCCCCGGTGGCGGTGGGGATCCGTGGGCCGAGACTCCCGGAATGAATAGATCCGGCGAATGGGAAGGGCATTATGTCTGGGACCCCACAACACAGAAATATTACACACTTAAAGACGCCCTATCCGGAGCCTACGAAGGCCTGGGTATGGATCTCGTCTGCAAGAAGTTTCACACGCGGACAAAGTCCAGTGATGGCAGAACGTGGTGCTGCCCCAGTGATGGGGATGAAGATGGTAATGGAGACGGAAACGGAGGGCCTGGTGGAGAATTCGAATGGAGTGGCAGCCTCAAAGATCTGCTCTCCAGGATTATGGAAAGGGCAAACTATCTTCTCGATTATCCGAGAGGCCTCACTCCACAGGAGCGCCAGGCCGTAATAAACTATGCGATCGAGGGAGTCAAGGCTGGAGAGCCCGGCGCAAAGCAAACAAAACAAGACGAGCTGGCAAGGATCGGTATGCTGGGATCCGGATTCGAACAAAAAGAATTGGACAAAATATCAAGGGAAACCAGACAAGAAACCAGCAATGTTCGACGTGAGATTGCCATAAGCGAGCTGGATAAGAGATTTTCCGAGCTCATGGGGACAACCGGAATGGTCCAAGGACTGACCGGGACACTCATGGAAGGAGAGAAAATCCCTGAGATCCTCAGTGGCGCCAGGAGACAGGAAGGACAGCAAGCCATAAATGCTTTCCTCGCATTTCTCCAAGGATCCGGCGCCGGTGGGAACCAGGCATACTGGCAAGCCATCATGTCTCAACTCTTAGGATCAGATCAGGGTGGCGGTGGAGATTTTAGTTGGCTTTACTATCTCCCCTACCTTACTCGATAGGAGAATAAAATGGCGATAGACCTAAAAAGTCTTGGAAAAGGAGCCTCTGACTTCCTCAAACAAATGCTGCCCTTCCTCGTACAGGAGCAGTACAAGTATAAATATATCGACTATCAAACCAAAGCCTGGCTGGAAAAGTCCATGAAAGAATATGAGGCCTATGGAAAAATCCAGTCGGATCTCCAGAAACAGTCAGCCATGAATGCAATCTTCGGAGACGTCAGCGACGTCATGAAGGGTGGTGTCAAGGGCAGGCCTTTTCCTGGGATGGAATTCATAAAGCGTGGCCAGCAGTTTGGACTACCGATGGGGGAGTTAAATATTCCCCCGGAAGAAGAACAACAGGAGCTCCTGGCAGGTTATCAGCAAGCTGCCATGCCGTTGGTCATGGCCAGGATGTCAGGAAAGAAGCCATCTGAGGAAGATGTCGCAACGGCGCTGAACATGTTCGGCTTCGATACGGTGGAGACTCTGATCGGAGACTTCGCCGGCGACATGTTGAAGAGGGTCGAACAAGGACTTAGGGCCAGAGAGGTTTCTGTTCAAGAGCAGCTCATCCCCACGAGAAAATTTGAGGCTGAAACATCCAGGGCAAAAGTCGACATAGAAAAAAAGGGTGGCCAGACGGCCAAGGAAATCCAGGCCGAGATCAGAAAACTATCGAACGATCGTGACACCCAGGTCGCGAAATATACAGGGATCGGATCTCCCACCGGAATAATATTTGATAACCAGGCAAGAGTAATTGCAGCCAAAATCGGAAAGATCGATAGACGTCTCAAGGAAATCGAGCAGATGACTGGCCGGCAGATCCTTCCACGAGAAGAGGACTACGCGACATTCGAGAAAATGGCCAGGGAAAATGTTGCTGCAGGAAGAGACATAGATTGGGAACAGGCAATGATTATCGGCTTTGATATTTACTGGATCCTCACCTTGCAGAAAGAATTGAGGATCATAAAGAAAGAATAATGGCATTCGGTCAGGACTATTGGGACAAGATCTTCGGGAGGCCTCCGGGTGAGGCGCTGCTGGATCCGGGAAAGCAGCCTCCGTTAGTCCCACCGGTTCAGTTGACACCACAGAAAGAAGAGCCACCGGCAGCCGGAATTACACCCTGGGAAAACATCTTCGGCCGTCCACCGGAAGAGGAGCTCGAGCCCATAAAGGAAGAGAGTTTCCTAACTAAAGCGCTGGGCAAGATCGGGGGATTCTTAAAAAAAGAAACCCTACCTTTCTTGATGCAGGATCCGGGACTCCGGGGAGCTCTCCTTGCCGGCGTTCCTAAGCCAGAAGAAAAAGAAGAAGAGAAACCTCTTCCCACTATCGGACCTCAAACTCCCGGAGAGATAGAGTTCCAAAAGAAATACGGCCGGCAGTATGAAGTGGCCACAAGGCCCAGGAGTTACTACCGGGTCGCCCAGGAAGTTTGGTCTCGAGATCCTAATGTCAATTATTGGTCAGAGAAAATTGCCGGCAAAGCTGTCCCAGTTGTAATTGCTGCCACCGTCCCGGGAGCTGCAGGATACATGGCGCTTTATGAGCTCTTCCAGCAGATGAAGAACATCGGATTCTCGGTCTCTGAAAAAACTGAATACGATCCACTTGAAAACCGGAGGCTGAGCGAAGCCATCCCGGGAATAAGGGATGCGCCCTGGTGGGTGAGGCTGGCCACGGATCTTGGAGAGACCGGTCTCGATATTATTGCTGCAGCAATCACCGGCAGAGCCATCTCTTACAAGGCTTTTAAGTTTGGATTTAACAAGTGGACGAAAGGGATGAAGGCTGCCGGCGTCGACGAGGAGACCCTCACTGCTGTCAAGGCCAAATTCAATGAGGTCGGAAAGGATCTTTCCAAATTCTCCGGACTCGATAAGAACATAAAAAATATATTCTCAAAGTTTAAGATGGGCCCGGTCCTCTCCAAGGAAACGGCGATCACGGTTCCCGGCATGACGGCAGCAGAAACGGCAGCAGCCACGGCAGCCGGCAAGCTGGTTCCGAGAGTCCCCTTTGTTCCCGGCAAAGCTGCAATCCCGGCCGTGGAGCCGACTCCTCCGGTCCCTATCTATGAGGATCCACTCCAGCTCGGGAAGGGACAGATCGCTGTCACACCGAAGCCGGAAGTTATTCTACCCGGGACAGATCCTGCAGTCGAAGCGCTGGCCGTGGCAAGATCCGGGATCTTCCCGGAACCGGAGCCAGAGATTCGCCAGCTCGGGATCGGAGCCTTCGATGTCACGACAAAGCCGGAAGTCATCCCACCTGGTACAGATCCCATTAAGGCTGCAATCGCAACAGCAAGACAGGGGATCACTCCGGAGATCGAGGCAGCGCCGGCCGTAAACATAAAGCCAATGCCGGATGGATCCATAGATGTTTCGTTTCCCAGGGAGGGGGGGCTCGAGCCACCGGTCACAGAGGGGGATAGGATTTTTAAGGTCCAAGCTGCAGACCTGGCCGAAAGATTAAAGGCCGGGGCCCCACCTGCTGAATTGGCCCGGGAAGCACACGAGCTCGGGATCCCGGTAAGTTATCTTCCGGAAGGGATCACCGAGGAGGGGATGGTCAAAAGCCAGGCTGAATTCAGGAAGAGAATGGAGGCAGAAACAGGAAGGGAAATAAAGGCCCTTACGCGCCGGGAAACGGCCACGTACCAAGTGGAGGGAGTAGGGCCTGTCAAGCTCCCTGTTCGCGTTGTCAGTGGCAGGAGGTGGCCAAAACCGGTACCTTACGAATGGTTCCGTGTCCTCCAGTATACCGACAAAGGAATAAAGCCAATAAAGGGTGAAGAGGAAGAGGCACTGAGGCTGGATCGAAGACTCAAAAGCCGGACCGGTGAAGCTGCAGACGAGGTTGCTGCAGCCCTCGGATATGACACCACCTCAGAGCTCTACGATGCCCTCGAGCTCCCCCGGGAGAGAGTCATTGAAGAGCCTATCTATACAGAGACTGAGGTCATCTCTCGAATTTCCACAGAAGACGTCGCAAGAACTGAGGACATAGAAAGAGAAATCGCAAGGGGAGTCTCAGAGATGGAGGAGCTCGACGCCATGCCGGAGATCGAGAAGAAGCTGACTCCGGATGCCAGAGAATTCCTCGATGATTATATTGCAAAGCAAACTCGTGAGGTCGATCGTGAAGAAGTGCTTATCGAAGCCGAGAAGATCTCCATAAAAAATAAGAACAAAAGGATCATGGGCAAGGATGTTTCCGAAGCACTCGAAAGACAGCAGGTCGTCCAGGACCTGGAGGATCTCCCGGAGCTTGACTTGATCCAGGAGACGGCCATCCCGGGACTGGAAAAGGAACCATTCAAGAGGTTCATATACCTCGGACACAAATGGTTCAACGACAATGCGAAAGCTGCATACGCTCCGGACAGTAAGGTCTATCCTGCTCGAGCTCTAAAGACAAACCAGCAGGTCGAAAAGGATTTCGGGATAGACCTCTATCGTCAAGTTGGGGCCATACAATCGAGGGATGCCCTAAGCCGTGAGCTCCGGAGTCTTTGGAGGGACAGAGAAGCCGGCATTACACCCAAACTCATTGCTCCCCTACCGAAGGTCAGGGAAGGCCGTCGTCCATGGGCAGCAACGACGACGCCGGTGAAGAGAAAGCCGATCGTGCCTAAGTTCGGGAAGCCGGCGCCGAAACAGTTGGGCCTCGTTGAGAGGGAACCTGACCAACTCGAGCTCGAAGCAGAAAAAGTGCTCGAGCGAATTACCGGGAAACCTACTCCTCCTACTCCTCCTACTGTTCCGAAAAAAGAAAAGGCTGTTAAAGTTTCGCCGAAAAAAGAAAGACTTGTTAAAGTTTCGGTTGAGACTCCTTTGGGTGACATCGAAAAGCTCGGTGAGATCCCGGAGAGTCGACTCAAAAGTATCGAGGACTATGCAAAGAAACTTGGGATAGGAAAAAAATTAAAGGTGGGTGCTCCCTTCGTCGGCAAGTACGGTGAGATCCTGAGTCCGGCACAGCAGGAGATCTTCATGAAGGAGGTTATCCGGGATGTGAAGAAGAAGCCAAAGTCGGAGTGGCAGAAATGGACGGAGCCCGGGGACGACATAAAGGATCTTTATGCCGGGATCCCTGTGACTCCGGAGGTCAAGAAGTTCGGCGAGAAAATGGTGAGGTGGCTGCAGATCGAGCCCGAATTTAGAGCAATGGGAGCTGACCGGACCGGACTGGCGCTTAAAGCCCTTCATCCCAGGACAAACGCTGTGCTGCTGCAGGCAAAGGGTTCAATAAAAAAGCTGATGAGTAAGAAGCAAAATTTTACTCCGGGTTTTACCGACTCCGATTACCAGCGCCTTTTGTTTATAGTCTCAGCACCTCGAAGACATTTTGAGAAAATGACACCGGCTGAGCGTGCAAAGTTTGAGCCTGCAGCAAAATTTGTCAGAGGTTTCTTTGATCACTGGGGGAGAGAAATTCAGAAAAAAGGAATCATCGATGATCTATGGCCACAGAGTGCAGTCAGATTCATGAACATCGAGATTGCTGACTTTGAGGCAGCGCTGAAAAGACGTGGACTATCAAACAAGAGGGGCAAGGAGATCAGGGATAAGATCAATAAGCTCAAGGGCGCGATCGAATTCCTCCGGAAGTCGGGAACAAAGTATGTCCACATACCTAAGTTCTGGATGGAGGCATGGTGGGCTAAGGATCCGATCGAAGGATGGAAAACGCTCTCAGAATTTTTCCACCGCAGAAAGAGTTTAGATCTCGAGGAATTTGCCAAAGAGCTGATTAAACAGGGGAAGATTAAGCCGACGGACCTCGATATCCGGAGAGTTATGGCTGCTTACGCTCACTTGGCCGGCGCAAAGCTGGCAATTGCCGACGTCTTCCGAGCTGCAAAGGCTGACCGGCTGATCCTGCCGTCCGACGAAGCACCTGAAACCTGGCAGTCCTTATCTCCTGTGAGGTATCCGAGCCTTAAAGGATATAGGGCACACCCGGTGCTGGTCCATTTTTTTGAGAGGAACTTCTTTAAGCAGTCATTTATGTCTCCCCGGTTGGGAGGGTTTCTGGGCCTTGTGAAAATGCTTCAGTTCTACAATCCCGGCTTCCTTCCTTTCTATGATGCGATCCAGTATTTCTGGCTGGGACTTCTCTCTCCATGGAGGACACCGTCGGCAATCCGGAGCGCTGCCATCAGCATGAAAAAAAAGGACCAGCACTACTGGAACATGCACTACTGGGGAGGATTTTCGACACCGTTTACTCCCGGATGGAAAGCATGGGATAAGCAGATCAATGATATAATAAACAGCAAGTCCGCATTCACTCGATTCAAAAAACTCAATCCATACTTTTGGGCCTGGGAAGGTGCATGGTGGGGAGACAACCTCATCCGCCTGGTCACGTATCATCACCAGCTCAGCCAGGGCGCCACGCCGATAGAGGCTGCACAGATAACGGCCAGGCTTCATGGTGACTATGCCTCTATTCCACCGGCGACAAGGAAGATAATAAATAAGATCCTCTTTACGCCATCCTTCCGGATCGCCATGATTTCAGCTCAGGCAGAGATGGTTAAGAACGCAGCCGGACTTCTTTTTAAGGCTAAGAAAGAAGCTCAGGATGGAGGGAAATTGCCACCGGGAGATCTCTTTGAAGAGCCGATCGACGGATCCATCCCGGAAGGACCTGGTCGATCGAAGCGTTACAAGCGCGCCATGGCCAAGGCTCTTATTGGGCTCCTCGGTGGAATGCTCCTCCGTGAGATCTTCATGCACAAGCTCGGGTATAAGACAGATAAATTTGGATTGCGTTATGTCAAGACTGTTACCAGCGAAGGGGAAGAGAAAGAGCTGGTCCAGTACATGAGCAGTCCGGACAATGTTCTCCTGAGATACTGGCACCGCTTTAGGACACTGGCCAACGAGCCCGACAAACTCAAGGGCATGATAGACAGGGCAAAGTGGGACTTTCATCCTTTCTGGCAGCTCATCTACGAGGTCCTGGCAAACAGGGATCCTGCAGGTGAGCCCATCTACCGGCCGGGGCTGGAGTCCTCGGCCAAGATTGGGACCGAGATCCTGGAGTACTCAATCAAGAGGATCCTCCGGATCCTGGAGCTCGTCTCCGAAGAGACTCCCGGCAAAAGGAAGCTGGCAATCGAGGCCATGTACAGAGACATGGGTAAGCTGGGGCACTTCTTCAGGTGGTTCACTCTTCCCTATTTGAGAAACACTGAAGAAAAAAGGATGATGTGGAGAATGAATTTCATGATGAGAGAATTTAACCGGCTCCAACGAGAGAAACCTTTCGACACAGAGAAACAGTCAAAAGAGGCAGCCAGCAGAGTCAACGAGTTCCTGAAGAAGATGCAGAAAGATATAGAAGAGAAGAAATAAAGCATGGGTGAATTCATATTTCCTGGAATAAAAATTCTCATCAAGGAACTTCAATGTCCCTGCTGTGGGAAGCTGCCACCGAATCTTTACACGGATGATTTCTACCTTACATCTTTCAATGTATGGCAGGTCATCCGGGATGAGTGGGGGAAGCCCATACCTATCAGCAAGGGTGGGGGATATCGCTGTCCAAAATACCAGCTCAACCTTGTGCTTGCCGGAAAGACAAAGGCAGCCTGTAGTCCTCATTATTTTTGGGCCCTCGATAATGATCTGGATTCGGTGATGGAGTGTGAAGCATTCGTGGACCTAGTGGACAGGAAGTTCCCGGATCTGAGAATCGGATACTTAAAATATGTCAACCTGGCCAGGCCGAAGACGTTCGTCCACATCGACAACGCCTACCTGGTGAAACCGAGGCCGACTTCTTCATGGATAAAGGGGGTCAGGTGGTAAAGAACGGCTTCAATAAATGGCTGGGATCCACAAAGTTTCAGATCGCTGTCCTCTGTATCGGACTCGTCTACCTGCAGCAGCCGATCTATGGGCTGGATCCCGAAGTGGCAGCCAGCTCTCTTGTTAAGATCTGCCTTGCTTATCTCGGCGCCAGGATCCTGGAGCCGGTCGTTGAAATGTCAGTATCGAGGTTTAAAAAATGAAACCAACAACTATCTTTGGCCTTAAAGTTCCAGTGGTTCTTCTTTTCTTCGTTGGCTTCGTCCTTATAGTGATCAGCCTGTTTGAATCCTGTCCCACAGGACGTGAATCTCCGGAGTACTTCAAGCTCAAAGGGGAGTTCGAAGTGTACAAAGCAGAGGCAGAAGAAGCAGCCAGGGCCGTGGAGGCCTCGGACGCTGTCACAAAGAAAGAGAATGCGGAGCTGAGGAATGAGATCGATGAGCTTGAGATCTCAAAGGGCCTGATCCTGGCCGAGTCTGCAGACAGGAACAAGAAGATCTTCGAACAGAGCCTCGAGCTCAAGGAGCTGCAGGAAAAAGAATCCAGCATAACGAGCACAAACGAGCTCGTCCTAAATCTTCGTGCTCAGATTTCTACCCTCGAGGGCAACTTCTCCCTGGCCATAGAGGATAGGGACAAGGAAAAAAAGGCAAGGAAGCTGGCTGAATCCGAGGCCGTCAAGCTGGAAGGGATCATAAAGCTCCGGGATGAAACGATCGGAGTACTCCGGCCGGCGCTGGCTGCCGAGAGGGTGGCAAGACTGGCTGCCGAGGCCGTCATTTCAACAGGGGAAAAGAACTCGGTGTTTTTTAAAATCGGCAAATTAGTGGGGAGTGGTTTCAAGCTCTATGGGATCTACGCTTCTGTCAGAGATACAGTAAAGGCGGCAAGTAAATGAATGAGAATTTAATCAGAATTATTGTGGACATCCTTGTGATTGTTGTCATACTTTTAGGCATATTGTGGAAAATAGTGACAAGTAAAAAGAATAACCCGGGCACAGTGGATCTCGAGATGATCCCCGGCCATGCCGAAGAGTGTGGGCTCCGGGGAACAGAGATCACGAAGCTGACAACAAGCTATGAATTTGTTGTCAAGCAGATCTCCGGGATCAATAAGAACCTGGCCAATCTATGGGATTATGTGAGGAAAAACGGAACAGGTGGATAGTAGAGAGCCGGCAACAGCTCCCGATGGGATGACTTTAAACCAGGACTGTCCACAGTGTGGGAAAACAAAGCTCGTCCTGACCGGTGCCTGTTGTAAGTATGAGCGTCTCGGCTGGCAGGTCGTGAAGAAATGTCCATACCTATGTGGGTTTGTCGAGAGAGTTTTATAGGAGGGTATTATGCCTTGGATAGTTATTAGTAAAGGATCCCAACATTGCGTACAAAATAAAGACACCGGCAAGATTGAGCCCGGAGGATGTCACGCGACAAAGAAGGACGCCGTCGCACATCAGCGTGCACTCTACTCATCGACGGACTATAAGGGAAAATAGAATTCATTCTGGGAATTTTGATTTCAGTATACATTTTTAAAATTCTTCTCTGCTCTGGCCAGGATTTCTCTCATGGTTTTCTCCCAGTCCCCGGCATATAAGACACCTCGATCGTCGACATAGAATTCAGCCAAAGGCTTTCCGGGTCCGGTCCAGATCCCATCGAAGGGGATCTTGTGGGCATCGAGCGCGTCGGAAACCCTCATTCGCAACAAGGCCGGCGCCAGGCCCTGCAGCCGGGGGTTTACCCTTGTCGTGTGTATCAGGATCTCAAAGCCATGGTTCTTTAGAAACCGGAGACAATCCTCAACTTTTCTTTCTGGTTTACCGAAGTCGTCTGCACCCATAAATGGTTTCTTATTTTTAAGAATTGTGCCGTCGAGATCTACAGCGATTATTCTTTTAAGGTCCATCAGTATGGATCTCCTGATTGAGCTGGCTCCTCGTGTCTCGAGATCATTTCCTGCTGCTGTCTCTTTGCAGCACTCCGGACTCGGCCGAAAGAACTTTTATAAATAAGGCCCTTACTACAGGAGCATGGGTGTGCAATATTCCTGCCCTTCTCATCATTAATGAGCGTGAGCCCAATCCCTCTGCAGGTTGGACAATTATGAGACAAGAGTAATTGGTCTGACGATCCTGATTCTTTACTTACTTGAGCGATACACTCATGGAAGATAGGGATCAGAGGGAAGGATAAAAATTTATGTGTGTTTAGGATAAGATCGCATGCCTTTTCAAAAGTGGCTGCCGATGTGAGGTGTAGAGCTTTCCAATAGTGTTCCTCGGCACCCTTCGGTGGATTCCTATAAAAAATTAATAATTTATTCATCTGGTCAGTGAATTCAGTATGGGTCATTTTCTCCCTCCTTGAGTTTAAATTCTCTTTTCTTTTGATCATCATCCAGGTATTTTTCCTCTAGGATATAAATATAATTTCCTGGATTTTTAATGAGCCAATCGAATGAGATCTTCCAGTTCCTGTCGTTATTTCCAAAGCAAAAATCTGACTTCTCAGCCATCGATATAATCATTGGCCAATCAAATGCTGGTTCTTCATGTCGAGCTTTAAAATGTTTTTCTCTTTCAGATCCTTTTGCAATTGAGATGATAGGCTTTAGGCTGTGTGACTTTGCGAATTCATTCCATGATTTTACTACAAATTTTTTAATGACAGCAAAGGAAGGAGGAGCAGCCAGGTCCGTCCTTTGCCCGGCAAGCTCCGGACCTTGCCCGGGGACGGACTCTTCTCTTCTTTCTTCTTCTACTCTACTCTCTTCTATTCTAGGAAGGACCTTGCCCGGCTTACTCTGGAGTGGGTCCGGACCTTGCCCGGGGTCTCGGGGTGGAGGTGGTGGAAACTTTGATTTTGCTTCCTTATCACGCCGTGGGTGTTGGAAGTCTTCGAAATTCGGCTGTTCAAACTGGGCAATGGGCTCTCCGTCGGCTTCATATAGCTGAATTAGACGCACGTTGTGTAGGATTTTTAGGTTTTCTTCCACTGTTTTGTATGTCCAGCGTTCGAAGCGCGGAACGATTTTACCTTTGAGATAATGTGGATCCGCAAGGATTCTTCCTTCACAATCCGTGTACGGCAGCATCCACGTCCACAGCATCACCGGGGAATCCGATGTCAAGCGCGAAAGTTTCTTACTGTCGCTGACACTACGGTATAATCTTCTCCACTCTGGCATGTTGGCTACCTTCCTTTGGCTCCAAGGAATTCTTCCCAGATTTTCCTCCTCTCTTCTGGACAAAGAGATTTTATTTCCATGGAAATTCTTATCCCCAATTTTCCTTCGATCCTAAATTCGCATTTTTTACAGCGAATCCCTGGCTGGGGAATGCTTTGGTATTGACAAAACAGGGTGGCCTCGTCGCATTGGTAACAGTATCCGATTGTAATAATCATTTCTTTATAGGGAAGGGCCCATGAGATCCGGGACATGTCTCGGGAGACGAGAGAAAGGCGCGACACCTATCAAAGGAGAGTCACCGGCATGGGCCCATACGCATCTAATAAGGATCCTCCTCAACTATTGGGGCAGCTTGCTGCGCTGCAGCCTGGACCTGTTGCGCTGCAGCCGGCGCCGGGCCAGCCGTGGCTGGGTCCTCAAGTTTCTTGCCCCTTAGAATTATAAACTCTTCGACCTTATAATCTGTGATCATTTCTTTCTGCTCGGCGCCACAGACGGCACACTTCTTTATGATGAAGTGGTTGTCTGTCCGGCCCTTGGCCAGGACCATCATCCCACGCTTTACGGCGCGCTCTGCCCAGGGGGCCATCTTGGTGCCCCAGATCTGGACTTTATGCCAGACGATCTTGGGATCCGGTTTGTTCTTGTACTTTTCCTGTGTACATATGTCGATAACAGTAAACTTCCGGGAAGCCTTCTTCGATGTGTATCCCCTGGCATCCTGGCCAACGAATCCGAGGATGGTGAAAGAGTTAAGTGAATTTGTGTCCATTATCCTCTACCTCTCATGCGTCTGATTTTATTAAGACTTATATGGTTCTCCCGGAATCGCTTGAATGCTTCGAAGGCTTCCGGCATCAGGTTGGTGACGATGGGATCCAGAAACGTCTCGTCCTCTGAGCGTGGGATGTTTATGATCCGGACCCGGTTGACAGCGTGGCCGTGTTCTTCCAGCAGTTGTTTGTATGCCGAGACCTGGACGATCATGTCCTCGTACACTCCGGATCCACTCTTTAGATCCGAGAGCTCGAGGAGCCCATCGACCTCACCGTAGATGTCACACTGACCACCGTACTGATAGATCTCCGAGACCAGCGGTGCTTCGAGCAGGATGGGCCTTATGGTGTGGAGCTTGGTCCAGTTATGGAAGGCATAGAAGCTATGTTTCGCCTCTTCTACCTGGCTGGGTGAGTAGTCAGCCATGTCGGTGTGCTGCTGGAGGAGATAGTCAGTGCAGAATGCGTGGGCCAGCGTGCCTATCTGTCCCTTGTCGGACAGGTATTTCTTAGTGTCGACACCTTTCAATCCCATCTTATTGTTCCATCCACAGAGCGCCAGCTTACTCCATCCACACTGGCGCTCGAGGATCGTCGTTACACTCGGGACTCTCACCCCTGCCTCGTTGAAGTAGGGGGTGTGCTCCTTGTGCTTAGGAAGGATCCTTCGCGGTGTCACACGCGTGTGTGTGATGCGCGCATCGACTTTACTCATTCAGGTGCCGGGTTCATCGCCGGGTTCGTGTGGATGCCTACGTGGTCGAGCTTGAGCTCATTGAAACAGTAGGTGATGAAGGTATCCATGGTCCATTTGAGATGATCAGTGAGGACCTTGAGATCCTCGATCGATCCCTTCGAAAGACTCCACTTGCCGAACTGATTGCGTGCGACAAAGTTCTTCATCGGTTTGCGTGAAGTCTGGAAGAGGGCCAGCCATTCTTTAAATGTGGTATAGAGATTTTCCATACCCTGGACCTTCATGTAGTCGACGACAACCTGCCTGTGGATGAGGATCCCCGGATCCACCGGAGTCTCAGGAGCCAGCTCACGCTTGCCGGTGTCGAGCTCGGAAGGGCTGGGTGCCTCTTCGAACGGCATGAATTCTTTCTTGGGCTGACGTGGCATCCCCTCACCGTGTGCCAGCGTTAGTGGATCCACTTCCGGGATCTCTTCCTCGTCGTCCTCAACGCCGGCCTCATCGGTGTACTCGAATTCCTCAGGCGTAACGGATCTCTCAGGTGCCTCGGTCTCTACCGGCCCGGTCTCTACCGGCTCGGTCTCTACCGGCTCGGTCTCTACCGGCAGCGCTTCGGCCACCGTCTGAGCCGGAGCTGTCTCAGTGTCAGGGATCCCCACGTTGCCGAGGGTGTCCTCGGGTATCACATAGATCTCTTCTCCCTCGCCGTTTGTGATCTTCTCAAAATCGAGGACCTCTTCAACAGAATAGAGGCCCATGCAGATCCGGGGATCGAAGTACCGCAGCCCCTTGAGCAGACACCGGTTATAACACATCTCTTCCGGATACCACACCCAGTTTTTCTTCTCATGGAGACCTGCTCTGGCAGCGTCCTCCATCGTGAAGGTTTCAGTGTGGACCGGGATGGTCTTGTCGATGATCGAATGGAATTCAAGGATACATCCTTTGGCATCCTTCTTGATCTTCTTCCACCGGATCCCGGCGTTCATTGCAATGGCGCCATAGAGCTTGGCTTCTATCGCCAGCTTGATGCCGTCCGCAGTCTGGATGGGGTGTATGACCTGGCATGCCGAGACTGTGTGGATGCCGAGCTCCCGGCCTTTCTCTATGACCATTGAAGCCTTGGCCTGGGAGTCCAGGCCGACAAAGAAGTTGGACTCTGAGGCATACTTCGATACGATCGCCAGGTCCTGGACGTTCTTGATGATAGAGTCGATGGCTGCCGGCTGCAGTTGTACGTTTGCTGCTTTGGTTGGGGCCTTGTCTCGACGTCGGCCGGAGCTGCCGGCAGAAGTAGTTTTATTACTGGGCTTTGTTGTGGTTTTCTTTGGTGACATGCTGCCTCCTGACACGTGCGTACGTGTTATGCGCGAGGGGGAGCAGCCAGATGGGATTGGGGTGAGGGGTGAGGGAGTAGAGATTCGCCCCCCGACTGCCCCCCTGTGCGCTTGTTAGATGTGTGAGATTAGATATTCCTGAAGGTTTCTGGTGTTGGCCATGGTCTGGTGGATGACTCCGCATATGTCTCTGAATCCTGGAAGGTGGCGAGGATTTACCGGCCTGTCAACCTCAGCCTTAGTCTTAACGTCTGGCGTGTCGACCGGATTGTTGACCAGCTTTTCATTGATGTTTATCTGCATCTCGAAGATGGTGTTGGATAGGTCCTTGAGCTCAGCCAAGGCATCGTAGACCTTCGCTGCTGTCACCTGGGATGGATCCAGCTTGCCTAAGGGACCGCCCTCTGTTTTACTCGCTCCGTTCATGTTGCTCCTCCGCTTGGTCCAGGGGAGGAGAGAAGAGCGCTTCGACTGTGCTGTCGAGCACTGTCGATATGGTCAGCGCATCATAGACATTGGGTTTGAAGTGGCCATTGATGAGCTTACTTAGGTAGTCGCGCCGGATCGCTGTCAGTCCTGACAACCATTCTTGTGTTTCCCCGAGATCCCTGAGCCTTGCTTTAATTTGATTTTTGTAAGGCATGTGAGTCTAATATCAGAAGCGTGATAGATGTGTCAAGTAAAATCTTTTATTTGTGTGAGATCAAGCAAAAAGAAGGGAAGACCGGACGGCCTCCCCCTTCCTGTGATGAATCTATCTCAGTCCTCTTCCTTCTTGGGGACCAGCTTCTTCATGTTCTCTCTGTCATATGTTCCCTGATAACGATAGACCTTGAGCATTCTCTTCATACAGATCGAGCAGTGCCCCATCGAGACATACTTTGTGTCGGATATGTCGGCTGAATCTACCATAAAAGTTTCCAAGCAATCATGCTCCTCCATGGTGTCCTCCATGGTGCTTGAGCACCAGCTTCCACACCCTGTTTGCAATCCAATCCATAATCTGATCCTCTGTAATCTTGAGTTCATCTCCGGAGTTCTCAAGGAAGTCGATGTTGAATTTCTTATACACTGCCGGGTTGATGTCATCAGTTTCAAAGAAGTCTGCCAGGATGGAGTGGGCCAGGCTGTCCGGCCCGGCGCCGGCGTACCCCCAGGCAAAGCCAACGGCCTCATCCTTCCACACCTGGCGCAATGGATAGGGCTTCTTGTCGGCCTCCTGCCTCAAGACAAACACCAATTGATTTCCGTACCTCTCGTCCCTGTGTCCTTTATATGCTTTCATAATTTCACCGCCTCCTTTGCGGTAGTACCTTGATCCCTGTTCACTTTAAGATAGACACGGTGTGCGCCGTGTGCCTCGGCAATACGCACTGATCATTGCCTCCAGCGCACACCGCAAAGATCATACAAGGCCGGGAAACTCCGGCCAGGTGCCCCACACTGTGGGGTAAATTCAATTCTATAATTCCCTCCTTATGCCGGCCAGTCGTTTAACTGCCTGATAGATTTGGTCTTCGTCCTTGATCCATATGGCAGAGGCCGGAGTCAATCAATGACCTGGCATGTCTACCATAAAAACCCTGTAATGACCAGGCCAAGCCGGAGTCAATAAGCTGCTGGAAGAATGGAGTAACCTTATCGGCTGGCATTTCTCCCATTTCATAATCAATAACGCTGTCAATCAAGTCGCCAATTTCTTTTTGATTCACTGTCTCCTCCCGGCGTGCGGTAAGTCCACGTCTTTAATCTTCCATACTTTGAGGGGCCCAAGCGCTTCGATCTCACCTTGTGAAAAGTATCCCCATTCAGAATCAAGGCCCTGGACAAAGCCGAACCAGATTTGATCATCCTTGATTGAAACCTTTTCATTGAGATAACTGTCTTGAGTGTGCGAGCGCTCGGTACCAAACCAGAACCAGCCAGTGAATGACTCCCAGCCAGCCAGAACTTTTTTCCCTCCGATGTAGAGGCCGTCATCCCTCGTTTCAAATTTCGTGATATCTTTCATGGTCTCACCTTGTCAAAGAAACCCTTGAAGAACGGACCGCCTAAAGGAATCCAAAGCGTGTCGTCCGGATTCAAGATCAAATAGTTTCTTGTGTCGATGTGCTTGAACCTGATGTGCCCGGCATAGGTGTAATTCATAAACATGAATTCGGCAGCCGAAACGCCAGAGCGCAGGCCCTGAGTTTCAGTCGGGAGGTCAACGATCCGAAGCACGAGGTTGAGGCGTTCAAAGCAGATGTCAATCTCTTCCCTTGACATGTCCGGCTTGTAGTTACTCATGATCCCCTCCGACTTCAGAGGCCATAAGTCCACAGTTGTTGAAGTTCAAAGTGATAAGCGAAATGTAATCAGCCAGCAATCCCGAGTCAGCAAAGGAAAAGGATTTCTCCCCCTGTCCGACAATCACATGATCAAGCGTGCGTATCTGAGCAAGGATCAAGAGCCCGATTAGGTCACGCGTGATCTGCTTGTCACTCTCGGAGGGGTGACAGTCCCCTGATGGGTGGTTGTGTGCCAGGATGACAGAGCTTGCGTTGTTCAGGATACAGGACTTGAGGACCTCACGAGGATAGACCGCAGCCGAATCGATAGTACCGACTGATACGATCTCACGTGATATGATGATATTCTTCGCATTAAGGTGAAGCACAACGAATGTCTCACGATCAGCACGACGAATGTCATCAACCACCTTCAAGACATCAACTGACTTCCTGACAGTCACAGGAAACTTGATCTCGTTTAGTTCCATGATCCGCATGGGGACCGATGGAACACCCTGGAAAAGTACACGTGTGTACGTGTCAGGCTTTCCCAACTTTTCTTTAACCATTGTAAAACTCCTTTGATAGATTTGAGGTAAGTAATAGTGTCGCTCCTCACCTATGATCATACACCTGAAAACGGATGAGTCAATACCCCTAGATGTAGGACCGGACCAGCTCGCAGCGCCACAATATCTAGTGTCGATATCGCCGAGATCCGGAAGCCGGCACACAAGATACAGCACCGGCGCCGAACACCGGCAGAGATCCGTCATGCCAGGTCAAACGAGAGATCAGAGAATGATCGCCCGATCCGGAGAAATGAAAAGCCCTGAGCGCCCACCAGAGCCACGACCGGCACCGACCCCTGCCCACTGCATGTGGGAAATGTGTCACCCTGCAGGGCAAACACCCCACGCCCCACACGCCCCACACGCCCCACACGCCCCACACGCACGACGCGCGCGCGTTATTCAGAACAAGGATATATTCAGGACAGAAGAAGTCTTATGGAGAGAGGAAGAGAAGTTGAACTCTTGTGAAGAGAAGAGAGAGGGTGTTTCTTCTTATGAAGAAGAGGAAGGAAGCTTGAGGAGAAGGAGGAGCTGATAAGCGCTCGGGGATCAGGCCCATTTGATCCCTTGAGCGTGAGATCATCCACTCTTTACGAAGTAAAGAGGCAGAAGTGCATGAAAACAAGGGGTTTCCGTGTCGCATAAGAGTTATTATGTCAACTAACTGGGTGAGATTTCGCCGTCCCGGTCTCCGGGTGCCCCCCTGGGGTGCATGGGGTCAGCTCTCTCATGAAGAAGGGGCGTGTGGGGCTTTTAAAATCGCCCCCCCTCTTTATATACATTACATACTCCTACTTCAAAATATTTTTTCTACAATATAGAGATCAAGATTCAAAAAAAATTCTCTTCCCCTCTTCTTCTAAAAAAATTTACATCCCCACAATTTCTTCTTCTCTTCCCAGGACATTTTTCTTCTTGGTAGGGAGATCTCAAATACACAGCAGAGGAAAGGGCAGATGTAGATTTTTCTTTTTTTTCTCGATATGTAGATTCCGATCCATAGGTCGTACCAGGCGAGGAAAAACTTAATTTTCATTCTTCCCCTCCTCAGAAAATTTCACTTCTTCTTCAGGATCTGGAAGATTCAGTTCGTATTGGCTTTTAAATAAGGTTTCTGGGTCCACGGTTTTTTGATATTCCAACCAATCTTTAGGTTCCCCAGGATCTGGACATTTTTTATGTATCCAGGTACTGCCGTGGATTTTTTTTCTATTTTTTTGTCTGACCCTTTTCTTACATTTCGGGCATTTACTCATTTCTCTTTCCCCCTCCTAAAAACTCTTTTTTTCTTCTTCCTCGGTCCACCATTTATATCTGAATCCGCGAAACGGTTTACATGGAATTTTCTCATTCACAAACTGCATCCATGTGCCTGAATTCCACATGAGGGTTTCTACTGATCCGTCCGGATTGAATTCGTCACATTCCGCATATCCTTGGACTCGGCCTTTGGCAGCGATGTAGATTTTATCTTCGACGGTAAAGTGTTTTGGATATCGCTTCATTTCCCAAAAGGCATCAATGACCGGCAGTGAGGTTTTATGCCCAAAGTCTTCTGGGTTCATGTAGATTACAATGTCCATTCTTCCCTCTCTTCTCAGTCCCTTTTGTTTTTTCCTATTTTTTTTCCCTGTAACAATCCAGCGACAAAGGAAACGATCGCGATTGTCGTGAAACCGCCAAACAACATTATGCTTTCGATACTGAAAAATTCCATATTTCTCTCCTTCTCAGGAATTTCTTTTCTGCAGATCCGAAATAATCTTTTTTTGTCCTTCCATAAAATCCCTTTCTTCTCTTCTGAGGCTGATCGACACAAAAAGCATATTTTTTGCAAGGGATCCCTCAGCGAGTCGGCGTCTGATTTCGTGCCAGTTTTCTTCTCCGAGGATTTTTCTGGCTTTATTCAGGGCCTTGAAAAGCCGGCAGAGTATTTTTGTTTCTTCTTTCATTTTCTCCGGATGCTGAGCTTGACGACGGCCGCGCCTGTTCCCTTGGCCTCGACAGGGATTTCGATTTTGTCCCAGATTTTGAGATCGCGTCGCATTTTTCTCATGGTCGTTCTTAATTGGATGCGCCACATAATTTCGGCATAGGCAGCGCGGAGAAAGGCAGGGATGATGGGGACGAGTTTTCTTCTCTGGGCAATCCACATTAATTTGAACATATGGAATCCTCTCATAATATTTTCTTGAGCAGTTTTTTCATTCCGATAAAGATGGAGTTTTCTCCTTTGAGGACTTTAATTTCCACCTCTCTGACTGGGCTTATTTCCGAGATCCTTTTAAAATTAGAGGCAACCCGGGCGTCCAGGAACTTGATGTAATTTTTAATCGTGCCAGGCCGGTCGTGTATTTTATCCAGGACAATCTCCCGGGCAAAATTTGAAACCGGTTTGTCTACCTTTTCTGCTGCAGCTTTGAGATCGAGGTAGTCGTCAGCTCTGAATTTGATGCTGACCATGCGGTGGTGAGAATCGAATGGGCTCATAGGTCTTCACAGAAATAAACATAGATTGGCACTGAAAATTTCGGGTGCCGGAAAGGTCCGCAGACCTTATGGATCTTATAATTTTCATATATGGCCAACCTTGCGTCTTCGCTGCCACTTGAGACGACTCTGGTAAATCCGGATTTTGGATCATTGTAGGGTTTAATATCCTTTGTTCTCCTCATGAATTTTGCGATGTGCTGCATTTACGAAGGCTCCTCTTCCGGGACGTCCTCCTCGGCATCTGCCGGTTCCTCCTCGAATGTGAGCTCGTAGTATGGATGGATCTCCGGAGTGCTGGCCGGCATGCTTAGTTCACCGGTCAGCAGCAGACCGTCCTCCTCCATCGCTTCGATGAGGCCTTCCTTTGCACCTGATGAGAGCCCTCCGTCATAGACTCTTACAATTACTTTCATGATGTCTCCTTTTAATTTTGGGATCCGTTTTTTAATTTGATAATTCTTTTCGGCCTGAGGATCTTCTCCTCGTCGGCTCCCTTTATTCCCCAGGCTGGATGAGCACACCGGCACCTCTCATAATGCTTTTTACATTTCTTGCAGTACCGGTACGCGAACCGGCCGGCGTCGACAGCCGGATCCAGGCGCTTTTCGAGATCCTCACATTTGCAGAAATGCAGCGTTTTGTTACAAACCAAACACATCATCCTTAACCTCCAATTATCTGTTTATACAAATCATACTTCTCCCAATTTATCTTACTAAGATCACTAAAATCACCTTCTCCAAGATGTAACATTCCGGTTGGGAATCCAACAACATGAGTATCTTTTCCTGTTCGCTCATCCTTCCCTTTAACATACTCGAGCAGATCCCGGTACTCCTCTGCATCGGCAAAACGGAAGGCAATAGAACCATCGGGATTATAAACTATGGTAGATCCATATTTAGAGCCATCCTCGCTTACTGCCCAAACCATATTGGCACTTCCATAGAATACCTCGGCCCCACTTTCCATGAGTCCCCTAAGAGTTGAGCAACCGTGAACCTCTGAAATTTGTGGTCTATGAGAATACTTTTCACGCCCAAAATAAAATGGCTCCTCGTGATTCTCTGGTTTTGGACACTCGTGAGGGCCAACCCACCAGGCACGCGGATACTCACTGTGAGAGACATCCGACCGTACATTTTCAATCGGAGTATGCTGGATACATAGATCGCCGATCTTTCTATGCCAATCGGCAATTATATGACCTGTATCATCGTCCCCATAGTGCCCTGGCTCATTCATGAGGACAACATCTGGCTCATCGATCCCGACCTCTTTATTCCACCTCAAGACATCTAAGACATGTTCCTCCTGGACAGCCAATCCTTCAGGGCTATAAAATTCTGGTATTCCCTGTTTATTCAAATTACTTTTAAAAATATGGAAATTATATCTACTCAAAAATAAGGTATGCCTGTATTTTCTTTCATAGTCTTTACAGGATACGGCTATCTTCTTGAATGTAAGTTCATATTTAGGATTCTTCTGTAAGAAATCAACCTTTCCATCCACCCATAACCAGGGTATTGCTTCTATATCGTACTGCTGAGGAGGATATCCAGCCCATCCAAACGCTTGAATGGCAGATGCTCCGGTTTGTGCCACTCTCTCAATCAAAGGTTCTATATCCCACGTCGGGTGATTATAAGCGTAGGCGAAAACATCGATAAGGTGCATACTGTATTTCTCATAATATGGATAGTCTGGATGAGGCGGATGTTCATGGCTCGGGTCCGGGATGTCTGATGCTTTTGCGTACTTCTGCATAACTTTGTCCACGTCTTTATTCGGCCAGAAAATGTTCAAGAACCCATCTTTCCAAATCATCAAAGATCCAGATCCGTAATAACCATCTCCAATAAGCTGTGCTTCGCTGATCGGATACGGAGGCCTGGATCCGCGAATACGAAGGTACAGTTTATCTCCCACTCTGTATGCCCAGTAAAGACAATTCCTTTCTCCCCAAATAGATGCAATTGCGTCCGCTTTAAACGGCAACGGACCACCTTCCCATTTAGTCATTTTTTTCTCCTTCGACCTTTGTGAGTTGTTTTTTCATTTCGGTCATCATTAATAACTTGGCAGCCTTTCTCTGATCATCGTCCAGGGGCAAATCCTCCATCATCTTTAGGGCTTCGACCACGAGCTGCTCGTCATTTGGATGAACGAAAAAGATGCAGCCATCCGGGACCATTTCACTGGCATAGATGACGAATTTTCCGATCGTAGTTTTTTTCACGGTCCGGACTGTGGGGGACTCTTTGATTTTTCCTTTGGGCCGGTCTCCCAGATCATACATGCCTCCCAGAGACGTCTAACCACTTTCTCGAGGTTCGCCGTTCTTGTCACCGTTCCTGTAATGGTCATCTTCTCGCCACCGGTAGAATCCCGGAATGCCTCAACTTTTATTATCATTTTTCTTCTCCTTCATATATTTTCTTTATCTCTTTTTCTATTTTTGCAAGAGTTTTTTTTATGAGATTGAGGCGCCCGGGTGGAACTAATTTCTGTTCCGGATCCACATCGATATAGTCTACCATTGCCACACACTGCTCAAAAAGTGTTTGGTTTTCCCACTTCGAATTCTTAATCCGGACTTCTTCCATGGGATATGTGAAATTTCGGATGGTGGACATCTTCAACTCAACAATGCTCAGTATGCACGCTGTGGGGACCACAACCAAACTCCGGACCGTGTCTTCTTCTTTGAAGTGCTCCTGGCAAATGACGACTCTTTTTTTGCTCTCGTTGAGCAGCATCCCGACAACGATACAGACTGCCGGCATAAGCGCCGTGGCCTTTTCTATTTCCATGTTGGATCCATCCAACCTCCAGTCCTCGGCAACGATCTTGACCATTTTCATTTCATCCAATTTTACCTCCTGTTATTTTAAGTTTCATTTTCCTTCGAGGGAATATTTTTGGTTCCGAAAACAGCATTCCTTCCGGGATCCTCCAGTCTTCCTTCGATATCGCCTTTTCTGACTTACGGCCTATAATCACGACTTCCCATCCGAACTCTTTGCAGCGGTGTTCTCCCTTAAACTTCCTTGCTGGAGCCGGGCAATATGCTGCAGGTCCTCGTTCTGTAACTTCGATGGAGACATAGTCGCCACAGATCGGACACTTTATGAAAAATGGAGTTGGCCAATTGCTCATCCTTCCCTCCCGATTAAGATCCTGAAGCCTTCGAGATCCCACCGGAGTCTCCGCGCCGGCAGCACGTAAGATCCCCGGTCTATATTTTCTTCTCTCATCAATTCTCCGGAGAAGGCATATCCCATCATCGAAAATTTCGGTCCACAGACAGGCCCGGCAATCAGGACGTAGACATCGGCATGGTAGTCGCGCTCGATCTTATGTTGGGAATTTCTGAGCTGTGGATCCACAGTTTGCTCAGTGTGCTTGACGTCGATCATTATTCCGTTTTTACACTCGAAGTCGATACCACCTTTTCTTGGCTTGGTGTTTATGTCCCATGGGAATCCGAACATCTTTGCGAACACAAATTCACCGATGGGCCCCTGGATGTTGATCAGTGCCGGATCCTTTCCGGAGAAGATCTTCTCGGATACGCCGTCGGCGACATTCCTGGCCCTCCGGAGC